ATATTCCACTAGCTTGAGTACGAACAGCAGTGGCAGATAATAATTGTTGTTTTGTTGTAAAGAATATACCATTAGGGGACTTAACATCTTTAAACATTTTAGCTAAGCGTTCAACATCAGCTGCGCTATCTCTAACAACACGGATACCTCCTCTTAAAAGGTAATCTGTTGTTCCTATATAGGGAGAAAGGTCATCAGGGATATTGTTAGTAACATATGGCTGACCACTGTTACCTCCATAAACCCTGTCATTCCCATATCTTAGGGACTTAAGATCCGTTTTAAGATCAATTAAACCCATTATTATCTAGGTAAGTTGTTCAAATAAGGTAATTTTCCACTTACTTTAGGGGCTAAACCATCTAAATCTAATTGTGAGATAGCTAAAGCTGTCTCATATCTAGATTGTCTATCATAAATTTTAGGTTGTTTACCATCTAAATCCAATTGAGATTTAGTTAAACCATCAATTTGAACTGTTTGTTTATCATATTCTAAAGGTTTTCTACCATCTAAATCTAATTGTGATTTAGCTAAACCATCTAAATACTTAGATTGTTGGTTGTATTTATCTGGATTATCTCCATCATATGGAGTTAATTGAGATCCGTTTGAGGTTAATTTATCTAAAAGTCCCATGGTTGTTTTATTATAAATATTAAAATATTAAGAGTTTAATTTAAAAGTGTGTTTACTATTTGTTGTACCTACTTTATCAGCTTCAAAATAAACATTACCTCCTTCTTTAACAGCGACTATTAAATCTTTAAGTAAAGTAACCATTTCATCTGTTCTACCTAGTTTAGTACCTCCAGCACCTACTACAGTATCTTCAGGTAAAGTTTTAATTATATAATCTTTAGCAGGAATTTCTTTATTTATAGGCTCACGGATATATCCTGTTCTAGCAGATGCTCTTTCATCAGTAATTTGGTCTTCTCGTTTTTTATCTGCTTCTTCTTTAAGTCTATCTTGAGCTTTTTTTAATCTTTCTTGTTCACCTTTAGTTAATTCTTCTTTATTTTTAATTTTTTCATTAAGTTCTTTTTCAGTATTTTGAGCTGTTTCTAATGATTTTTTATTTAAATTTTTAGTTAAATCACTTTCACCAAAAAAACTGAATAATGATCCTCCTGAAGCAATGGTATCAGCTACTGCTTTAGCAGCATCTGCTATTGCATCTAAAGCACCACCATCAACTAAATCAGTAAATACTTCTTTAACTTTATCTATAGATAGGTTAAATTTTTCTTGAGCATCTAATCTTTTATTAGCTGCTTCAATTTCAGCTTGATCATATTCTCCAAGAGCAAATTTACGAGCTAATTCTTCTCGACCTGCTTCTTTTAATCTAGCATATTGATCTTGAGATTCTTTAGTAACTAATTTTTGCTGTATTAAAGCATCAGAAAGTTGGTCAACAGTTAAGCCAGCAGCTTTAGCTAATGCTTGTTGTTGAATAACATTCATTCGTTGAAAATCTTCTAATGAGCCTACATTTTTAAGTGCTTCTTCAGCGGCTTCAGCAAATTTACCTTGTAATGATAAACCTCTAGCTCTATCTAAGTTTAAGTCTTTACCTGTTAATAATTCAGCTTCTAATTCTGCTGAAATGGATTGTTCAAAATCTAACATAGATTCTGAGATTCCTTTTGCTTGGTCTAGAGTAATACCTAATTTATTAGCTTGAGCTACAGCTTTAATTAATTCAGCTGTGCTTCCTTTAAATGAAACTAATAACTGACCACTTATTTTTGAAGCTTGTTCTAAAAGTTTTCTTTCACTAAATAAAATACCAGTTTGTTTAAAGAACTGCGATGTTGTTTTCGCCGCTGTATCTAAAGCATCTGTAGCTACTTCATCATTAGTAATGAATAATTTATTTAAATTAGCTGCGTCTTGAGCTTGTAAACCAAATTCTTTAGTTAATTGGATCTGAGCATCAAGTGTTTCTTTACTATATAAAGTAGAAGTAGCAGATAATTCAGAAAGTTCAGCTTGAGCTTGATATATTTCTTTAGTTAAATTATATTGAGTTTCAAGATTACCTTTTATACTTTTAAAATATTCATCAATTCCTTGAGCTTCTTCTTTAGATATTTGAAGATTTCTTGATAAAGCAGTTACTCGTTTATCTGCTTCAAACATAGCTCCTATCATAGACTGTATGCCTTCAACAGCTAATGAAATAAGAGCTAAAGGACCTAAAGCTGCTTTTAATGAAGGGCCTAAAGCTTTAGCGCCAGCACCCATAGCTTGGAAACCACTAGCCCCATCTTCAGCAGCTTCAGTCATAGCTGCTTTAGCACCATCAACATCTAAAACATCCCCTAAAACAGGAATTTTCTTTAAGCCATCTAATAATTTACCACCTACACCTAAAGTTTCTTGAATTTTACGTTCTTTTTTTAATCTTTCATCAGTTAAATCAAGTAAATCTTTAATAGCAGATGCTTCTTCTTGTCTTTCAGCTATAAGAGCTTTAGCTTTTTCTAATTCTTCTCCTTCTAGTTCTCCTCTATTTATTTGATCCTGGAGGATTTTATTAGCAATGTCTAAGTTAGAGGCTGCTTCTTTGTTTTTTCGTTGTAAAGTCTCAAGTTCTGTTCTAGATAATCTAGTTATTCCTTGTTGGTCATTTTTTAATTTCTCCGCACTTTTTTGGAATACACCCATTGATTTAGCACCAATGTTTATATTTTGATTACCTTTTTTAAGTTCACCTACAATACTATTAAATTGTTGAAATAAACCTTTAGCACTTTTACCAACATCTTCTAAACTATCTTCTACTTTATCTAAAGCTAAAGTCCATTGTTTTAAGGCATTTTCAACACTACCTGCTCTTTTAACTACTTTATCAAGATTTTCAGCGTCTTTAGCAAATGGATTTTCTTGACCTAAATCAGCATATCCCTTTTTAAGTTGTTTTAATAAACTTAATGCTTCTTTTAATTCTGCTGGTGTAAGTTGATTTGCTGCCATTTATTATTAATATATTATAAATATGGGAAGGCATCATTTTTTAGATGCCTTCGTCACATATGTAGGTACTTTAACTTGTTTGTTTTTAGATGCTTCTTCTTTTACACTTCCTTGTACCCAACTATCTTCATTAGAGTTATGATTTTTCTTTTCATAAAAATCTTTTATTTTATAAAAAGTATAATTTCTTAACCAAATAGGCATGTTATAAATTGTATTATAATCATATCCTCCTTGACCATGAAAAACTATCTCATGGATTTGACTAAAAATAGATAATCTAAATTCAGAAGAATTAGAAAAGGTCAGGCCAAAAAAAGTTAAGAGTAATAGGTACGTCGATGTCCTCCACAACACCATTTACGTCCATTTTATAATTTAAATCAACATCTGGAGCTAATCTTTTAGCATATGTCCTTAAAGCTCTTGAATCTGAAGCTAGTAAATAGTTGTCAACAAAATCTTTAATTGATGATTTATCTGTATTTCCTGCTACTGATACTATTTGTGTTTTTAATCTAGTAGTAACTTCGGTTGAAGTGTCTTTATTAATTTTTTTATAACCTTCAATTTCTTGTTGAATTTTTTCTTCATCCTTATCCGATAAGAATTTAAACTCAACTTCTGTACCTGATGAAGGAAGAGTCATTTTAACTGTTCCTTTAGATGAAATAACACTTTCATCAAAGTATTTATTTTCTAATTTAGTTAAATCTACAGTATACTCTTTACCTCTATGTTTAAAAGTATAATCTTTACCATAACCTAAAATACGTGAAGCTACTAAAATAGCATTTTTATCACCTATAATTAGATCTTTAATATCAAATTTACCCATAGTTAAAGATTCTAACAATTTATCTAAAACAATTTCGCGTTCAATGTAGTTTTGGTTTGTTAAAATATCCTCTTCTTTAGCGGTCATGTATTTCATTTCTACTTTACCGCTTCTTAAAATGTGTCCTTCTGGATAAACTAGACCTTTTGATGGTAATTCTACAACTTCTGTTGGAAACTTAAATTCGCTCATAAACTTATTATTTATTATAAATATGTAAGAAAAAAAGAAGCTCGCAAAAAATGCGAGCTCTTTTAATATTGTTTGTAATTTTATTAGAAATTCAATACACAGTAATCAGGTTGTACTTCCATAGTTAAGTTCACAGCTGTGTTTTCAGAATCCCAACTGTACTCACCAAAGTTAGCTGAAGTGATTAAAGCACCTTTAATAATCCATTCTGAAACGATATCACCTACAGGTCCTAATACGTCAAATGTTAAGTCTTTCTTATAGAAATCACTATAACCATCACGACCAGTTACTGATTCGTGGTGTAAACGTACCCATTCCATTACAGCTTGAGCACCAGAAGGAGTAATAGGATCAAACAATGTGAATGTTATAGGACCCCAAGTAGTTTTACCTTTAACAAAACGTTGTACGTTAATATGATTTAAAGGAACAGTACCTTGAGTCAATGATACAGCACTTACACCTTTGATTTCATAAGCAGGAATACCGTCAATATACATTATAAAGCGGTTCGCCTGTTTTGGTTCAAAAGCGGTGAAAAATATTTCGTTTGGATTTAATACTGCCATTTTATTTATTTGTTATTTGTTATAAATATTATGTTTTTAAAAGATTACGCTGGGAAAGTTGCTCCAGTAGGTAAAACATTAAAGTTTAAGTAAATGAATTCAGCTGTTTTAGTTGGTTGTAAATAAATTTGACCTACTAATTGGTTTCTATCAATTACATCAGGTGTGTTATTACTTGAATCCATAATCACTTTAAAAGCATACAAACCTTGTCTTTGTTGTACTGATTCTAAATATGGGTTAATTTGGTTCAAGAAACTTGTACGAGTAGCAATTGTGTTCTGTTCAAATACTAAGTTATTAGCTACTTGAGAAATATAAGACTTAAGAGCAATTAACAAACGACGAACATTTACACGATCTAAAGCACTAGCTTTAGTTTGTAATGTTTTCTGTCCGTAAACTACAACTCCAGTTCCAGGGAAAGTAGCAATTGGGTTAACTTTGTTTGTGTATAAAGTATCACGATTTGCTTGAGATAATTTTTTCTCAGCTCTTACTACTGTACTTAATCCACCTCTGTTAATACCAGCCGGTGCAAACCAAGGTTCAGATACTGAATCATTGTAAGCATAAACACCAGCTACTAATGTTGAAGCAGGAACCCATACTAATTGAGCAGAATCAGGATCAATTGTTTGAACCCAAGGCCAGTAAGCAGCAGCGTATGAAGTATTTTTAGCATTTGCTTGTGTAGTCACATCATTAATACTTGAACTATAAGGTACTAAATCTGTTACGAAAATAGCATCTCCTCTATTCATTGTATTATTAATGATTGTTGTGGTTTGTGAAGCACCAATTCTAGCAGGGGTAGCAAATAAACCAGGAGCAATCAATACATTATATCTATAGTCATCAGCATTTGCTAACAAACTAATCATATTATTGTAATCACTACCTGTTAAACCTTGAGTATTTGTAGCGCTAGAACTAATAGCATTATAATAATTAGCTCCTCCTAAAACAGGAGTTAATGAACCAACAGCGCTAATAAATGAACCACTATTGTTAGCAGGAATAGATCCTGTAAATTGGTTTTTAGCTGTTCCTGAGTTGTCAAAATATAAAGGTGTAGGTGTTGAAACACTATTTACATAAACATATCTTGAGTTGTTTGGATAATCACCAACTACTTCAATTTGATTATCTGCTGAATTGTATTGTTTATATTGGTTACCAATTACTCTAGAAACATAGTTAGGAGCTGTTGGATCCATGGATAAGTTAGTCCAAGTTTCTAATACAATTTGATCATTAGTAGTATCATTACCTTGACGAATTAACAAACTAAATGTTCCTGAAGATGTATCAGCGTTAGCAATTTGCCATCTGATATTATCTACTGATCCTGAAGTTAAAGCACCAGTTGTAGCATCTAATGAACTTGAACTGTTCATTATTGTACCTTGAGAAATTGTAGATAACCCAAGAGCTAAAGATCCACTAATATTAAGAATAGCTGACCCGTTAGCTGCTGAACCAGAAGTAACAGCAGAAGTAAATGAACCACTTGCTACTCTGGCTACTAATAATGATTCTCCACCATTGTTAAAATAATTAAAAGCTGCTATTGAAGTAAAGTATGTGTAAACTTGACTAGCGCTTAAAAAAGTTGTACCGAAAATGTTCTGGTACTGGCTATAAGAAGTAACAACAGTTGGTACCTCAACAGGACCCTTAACTGTAGGACCAATAAGTGCGGCTCCTACTGTAACTGGCTGTTGGGTAATAAATGACTGATCGTTTTCAATCGCTAGTACGCCAGGTGATATTAATGTTTCTGCCATGTTTTTGAAATTATATTGATTTTATTCTGTGATAAATATGGCAAAAAGATTCAAAAGTCAACCTAAGATATAATTTCTCCGGTGGACGCGTTTACTTGAATTTTACCATATTTGGCTTCTAATTGTGAAGCTAAATTTAATTCTTTTGTTTTTAATTTTTCAAAATCATCAATTAGGTTTTGTTTTTGTAATTCAAGTTCTTGAATGTGATATTCAAGAAAACCAAAGTCATTCATAATTTTAATTCTTTGTTCTTGAAGTGAATTTAACAATTCTAATTCTTCTTGTGTTAAAACTTTATTTTCCATAGATTATTATTTTATTTGAGTCATTGTAGCTATAACTGAAGGGACGGCTACTCCTCCATTTGCTGCCCCTGCGGCTTCATATACTAGTTGAGCGGATGCTCCACCATCAACATACCATATTAATTCTAAATAGTCTCCGGCTATTAAATTTTCTACAAAATTCCAAGCACCAACATATTTTTGGTTTTGGTTCTGTATTGAAATACCTGTGTTGCTGTTTGCTAGATTATTTCCATTCTTTCTTAACCAAATATAAACTGTAGGACCACCACCTACTGTAGTTTGAACTTGAGCTGAGAATTGAAGATTATAAGTACCTGTTCTAGCTACTGTAATTCTTGAATTTGACACTAAAGTGACTCCATCACTAATTACTGGAGTATTTAATGTTATAGAGGCTGATGCTCCCGTTACTACAGTTTGAGTAGTTACATCATAAAAAGTTCCAACTCCTAAATTACTTACCCCATTAGAAGCAGTTGATGCAAAAGATGAACTTAAAGCATAAGAAGCACTTGTTGCAAATGATGAACTAACAGCGTATGATGAACTTAAAGCATAAGAGGCACTAGTGGCAAATGATGAACTAATAGATCTAGATGAAGATACAGACCAAGAACTAGTTCCATGAAAGCCAACAGTATTAGGTCCAAAAGAAGCAGATACTGACCCAGACACATATTGAGATCCAGTTAATGTAAATGATCCTGATACAGTAATATCATAAGCTACTGCTCCTGTAAAAGCATCTACAGACTGCGAAACATGCCAAGACTCAATAGTATATGTTTGGGCTACTTGATCTGATCCAGTAGCAAATATGTTTTTTAATTTAAGTGCCATTTACAATAAATATTTACACTTTCCAGAAACTGTAAATACCTTTATCTAATTCATAAGAAGACCAAACAAATCGTTCACGCATAGGCTGTTGTTGAGCCCATTTCCACATTTCAGTTAACCCTTCTTTTAAATTAGTTTTATATTCATAACCTAAAATATCAATTGATTTTTGATAAGTAGGAATAGAATGTTTAACTTCATGCCTAGCTTCTTTATGAACTATTTCTCCTCCACCAATTACTTCTTGTAATGTTTTGCAAGCTTCATTAATTGAAATTTCTTCAATACCACCTAAGTTAATAATTTGGTTAGATGCTTCTGGTAAGATAGCTGATTTCCAAAGTGGTTCTAAATTATCATCAATATAACTAAATGCTCTTGTTTGTTCACCATCTCCAAAAATAGTCATTGGCTCACCATTAAGATGTTGATACATCCAAATACCTAATACATTTCTATATTTGTCCCAAATATTTTGTTTAACACCATAAACATTATGAGGACGAATAATACACCAATCTAAACCATGCTGTTCACCAGCAATTTGAATATCCATTTCACAACCATATTTAGCTACACCATAAGGATCAATTGGTTTAGGAACTTGGTCTTCATCAAAAATTCCACCATACCCATGTCCATACACAGCTAAAGTTGAAGTGAATATTAAACGTTTTACATCATGTTTAATACATTCATTTACAATAGCGGCTGTAGCTTTTAAATTATTATCATAGTTATATGTTCTAATAAAAGGTGATAATCCTTCAGCAGCGTAAGCAGCGAAATGAAATACATAAGTTGGTTTATATTTTTCAAATACTAAAGAAATATTATTTCCTATAATATTAGTATTAAAAAATTCTACTTCAGAATTAACATTTTCTTTATAACCTCCAGATAAGTCATCAACACCAATTACTTGATATTCAGGTTGATTTTCAATAATCCAATCTGCTAATCTGCTACCTAGTAATCCAGCTACTCCTGTTATTAATACTGTTTTTTTCATTTTATTTTTAATATTTTATTTAAAGATTTTATTACTTGTTCTGGTTTAATTGTTTTAGTACATTCAAAATGTCTTGGTGTGTTTTTATGTTCAGGGCACCATTCCCAATCACCTGGATTTAGCCAATGTTTATTAAAGCATCCAGTACATATATTAGTGTCATAGTTAAATATTCGTTCACAATCTAAAAATTCAGTGTATGGTTCACTAAATCCTGAAATTAGAACAGTGGGTGTTCCTATTGACCATGACATCCAACTTAATCCACTACCAACACCTATAAAAGCATCAGCATGTTTAATGTCAACCATTCTATCTTCAATAGGATAATTACCCGTTTTATTAATCACTCCTGTTAATGTTCCTCCTAGTTTAGAATCATGCCAATCATCACCTAAACGTTCATGAGTAATCATAACTACTTTGTAACCTTGTTCATTTAAATAATCAATGATTGTTTGCCATCCTTTAGGATACATCCAATACTTAGCATGAGCTGAAGCGTGAGGAGCAATTACAACATATTTTCCTTCAATTTGTTTTTCTTTATCAGGAATATCTATTTTAGATTTTATTTCTCTATAAGATATTCCTAGCATAGAAGAAGCTGTTTCACCTAAAGGATGTTTTTTAAATTCAATAGGTGATCTACTATAGTCAACAGTTTTGTCCTCATTATAAAACCAACCAAGACAATACATAGCGTATAAATCAAATACTTCAGTTCCTGGTTCTATAAATTCTATTTCTGGGTATTGAGATTGGAACCAATTGTTATGGAATGTAGAAACTATTAATTTGCATTTGTTTTTCTTTCTAAATTCTTCAACTTGGGGAAACCATGCTAATGTATCTCCAATAGCTGAACTTTCAAAGTGAATATAAACTCTTTTATTTTCAGCATTATAATAATGTTCAAAAACAACATCGTTTGTTTCTTTATCTATAACTTCTACTTTCCAATTAATAAAATACTGGATGTTTGTTTTAGTCCACATATTGTTATTAATTTCACTTTCGTGGATTAATTTATTATGAAGTAAATCAGTGAATTTAGCAATATATCTTTTTTCTATATTGCCTGATATTTCAAGTTTAGCTCCTTGAATAAAGTTAATATAAAATTTATTTTCCTCTTGTTTGTAAGGAATATTTAATTGTTCTAAATTATTATATTCTTTAATTAAAACTTCTTTCATATACTTTTATTAATTCTTTAGTCCTATTTTTCCAATCTAATTCTAAACCAGTGTTGATAGCTCTTTGTCTATAAAAATCCCAATTTTCTAAAATATCATTTAATCCTCTTTCCATTTCAAATACATCACGAGGAGATCTCCAAGCGCCATGAAATACAGTTTCATATTCCCAATTTGCTATTAGTGGTAAACCAGCTGCTGCTGCTTCAACCATTGTTAAATTTGGATGACCTGCTTCCAACATAGTAGGATGTATAAAAATATCATGGTTATGATATAATTCTAGTAATTTACTATTAGGAGTGTCAAAAACCAAATTTAACTTAGAATAATGTAACATCCATAAATGCTGATTAAAAAATATTTTATTAAAACTAGGACCAGCTATAGTAATTTCTAAATTACGTTTCATAGCTAATGCTAATCCAAATGTAAATCCTTTTCTATCAAATCCAGAGTCACCACCTAATCCATTAGCAGCCACCATTAATAATTTAGGATTTGTAGGAGGTAATTTATCTATAGGATAAAAATCATTTGTATTTACTCCATGAGAAAAATATTCAACTTTAGGATGATTAAAATAATCAACTAAAAATCTAGCAGGTACTAAAGATAAAACAGATTTGTCTATAGCCTCTAAATTTTGTTTATAAGTGTGTGATTCTT